CCACACAGATACATGAGATACCTGTGGTACTGTTTTAATAATAGGATCGTAGTTACCTTCATCGTCCCACTGTGGATACTCTTTATCTACAGCAAATGGACCCTTCATTACACCTGTACCAAACAGTGCCATTTCAAATGCAGTGTTACGTAAATGCTTACTTGCGTTTGATTCTTCTAACTGATCCTGTATCTTCTTCTGCATTTTCTTTGCAGCTATCATTGCAGGACTAAATGTAACGGCGGTAGGTGTTTTACCTATTCCTTTTCTTAGTCCATCAATGTCTTTTAGTTTATCTTTAAGGGGGCCAAGCATATCACCAAGTGTTCTAGCTGTTGCACCTTTAGGTAAGTCTTTACCATCTCCACGAAAGCCATAAGGATTTATAGCCTTGTCTACTTCCGATTCTTTAATTTGATCAGGTTCTGCAGGGTCAAAGTTAACGTCTGCAACTACACCCTCTGGCATTTCCGTAGGATCAACCGTAAGGGGAAACTTGTTATTGGCAAACATTACAGACTCTAACTGCTGATAGGCAGCAAGTGTTTTTGTTTTGGTTACTTTAATAAATACCCTAGACTTCTCAGCTTCTGTAAACTGTACGTCAGGTCCGTATATACCACGGTAGTTTCTATAGGCATCCAACCAACGTTGCTCGTCTTGTTGACGGTAATCTTCCGCACGTTTATAGCGTCCTATAATATAAGGAATAATGTTATTAGTTTTAGCATCGTCTACAGAGGACTCATCCGTATCTTCTAATACTATTGACTCGTCTTCAATAAATGTGTTATCTTCTTCCATTTAGGTTTCCTTAATATCCGAATTTAGAATCTGCTACTGGCATACTATTTGCGGGAGTACCCCGACTGTCAAAGTCCCATACGCTAAACCGTGGTCGTGACATGATACCATATCTTAGAGCATCATACAAGTGGTCTTCTGAGTGTGTATCTACATCTTCTGGATTTTTTTTATCCAGTGGTATTGCAGGTAGTTGTGATATTGTTTCAGTACAAGTATTAAAAAATACTAATCTTGATTCTTCCGTAAACTCATCTACCTGTAAGCGTCTGTGTATTTCGTTTTTACCTGCTACACGTGAGCCTTTACTTCTATCTGATGGACGCCAGCGACATCCACGCATTATCATTTGTTCTGCCAGAGAAGGACCAGTATCGCCACGCTTATGCCACAAACTACTATCAAGTACCCCATATCGAATATTACCATCACCAGCCTCCAACTCAAGTACCATGTCAGCTAAGTCTACTGCAAGAACCTTTGATACATATAACTCTCTGTACACTACCAGTTGTTCACTAGGACTAACTGCAAACCATAAGACACCTGTGTAGCTTCCGTAACCGTAATCGCAAGACCTAAACTTAACCCAGTTATTAGGTATATCAAAAGGTTCAACTACGTGTATCTTTCTCTCAAACTCTGTAAAGGCTGCGCCTTCTTTAATATCCCAATCACCATCTAGTAACTGTCTTCGTTGTTGTTCTGGTAACGATAGAAGCATTGCCTCGTAGTCACCGTGTTGAGATAGATAAGGATTGTCCTTTAGTCTTGCAGGTATAAACCTACGTTTGAATAATGGCCTTCCTGCCTTCTCATGTCCTGCAGGATACTTTAGTTGTTCTCCTGTCTCAATGTCTGTAGCTATGTATGATTTACCTGCAGGTGCAGGATCAATAAACATTTTCTTGACCCAGTGGTGTCCTCTTCCACCGGGGTTAGTCGTTGCCCTCATCGAAAGAGGAAGGTCAGGGTCTGCCGATCTCAATCGACTTCGCATGTAAGACCAAGCAAATGGTGTAGCCCACTGTGTAAGTTCGTCAAAGCCAATCCAACTAAACGCTAGACCTTGGTATCTTGTAACGTCCTGATCTTTGTCTAAGTAACTTAACCACAGTTTAGCACCTGATGGTGCAGTCCATTGCATCTTACGTTCTGACCACTTAATACCGGGCCAAATTTTAGGATACATCTCTTGCGACTTAGTAATTAATTCTCTTAGTTCTTCTGTAGTATGTCGTAGTAGTAAGCCTGAAAACGCAGGGTTGCCCATGTAGCGTAGTGGGTCAGCCAACATTGCGTAGCTCTTTCCACCCCCAGCACTGCCGCCGTAGAGTACCTCACGTTCACTTGCTGCAAGAAAGTCTGTCTGTGGCCCAACGTTAGGTTTAAAGATTACATTGTATTCTTCTTCAACCTTATCAGTAAATGCCTCAAGTATTATTGCAGAACTAAGCTGCTCTTTCTTCGCCTTCGCTACTTGTGTTTTCTTTCGCACCGACTCTTTTGGCTTCGATTTCTTCCGCTTTGGCGATTGCCTTTTTTGCATAGTCTGCCCATCTGCGTAGGCTTCCAGCTTTGTTTTTTCTTTGTCGCTCATTGTCTAACCGTTTCTTTAATCCTACGTGTGAAATTGACCTACCTGTGTTTCTGGTAAGCCAGTTTGCTACTTCCCGATACGAATACTGTTTAATGTATTTCTTTGCTTGCTCTAGCATATCAAGTTCGTAGTCAATTGGCAAGAGTATTCTGCTATCTTCTGGGTCTAATTCATACCCATACGGAATTGTTCTTGCTACACGTGGGATTGAAACCCATATATTGTCTTCCTTTATGTCAGTCGGCTGGGGTAGTTTCCACATACCTACAGATTTAGTCATTACAGGCACAGTCACTTATATTGTTTCCACATGCACATGTCTCTTCTTCAACTGCTTTAGCTGGCATTAACATAACACCACCCTTTGCTTCTACCTGCAGCTTCTCTGTTTTAACAAGACCAGTACGATCTAGTAGTTCTTTTGCTGCAGCCATCTTGTCCCGTATGCCTAGTTCAGTAGGATCATACAAGGCACCTACCATAGCCATTGCAGCTTTAGGTACGTTACGTGCTAAGTAACTATGTGTTACGTCTAGTATCTCTTCTTTAAGACTATTAGTAATCTCTGTGTTAGTAGTATTGGCTGAGTAACCAGCCATGAGTTTAGCAGTGCCAATGTCTCCACCTGCCTCATCCATGAGGACTGCTAAAAACTTTTGCTGTCGTTCTGTTAACTCACGTGCCATACTAATTCCTTTACATGTTCTCGAAATGGGGACCATCAATAAATGGTCTACGTCCTTGACTGCGCCGTAGGTCAACGTACTTCATCATTGCATCTTCTGCAGTGCCGGGGTATGTACGAATGTCACCCTCTGACCATGCTGCACCCCACTTAACGGGAGTACCTAGTTCTTCTGCTGCAGCTTTCATTGCGTCACATAGATCATCATAGACGTTTAGTTCCCACACGCCTTTACCATCTACGTATGCCATCAAGTCTACTGCCTTACCTACAAGGTGGTTTGACTTCATAGTCTGTGACTTACCTGCCGCTACAAGTTTCTCTTGCTCTTCTACTGTACGCATACCGTAGATTACACCAAAGTCTACTTTAGTTAATTCAATTGCACGTTTGACTACAGCTACCAAGCTGCTGTCTACGCCTTCAAGTTTAGATAGGCTGCGTTCACTTAATTTAAAACTCACTGTTTATCTCCTACATTTCCTAAGTGCATACACGCTACAGTTATACCGTTATGTGTAATCATAATTTCTGCTTTTTCTCTTTGTTGTTCACATATATTTCTGCTATCATACACAGATAACTGAAAGTATTCAAGGGGCATACCTGAGATTAATTGTATCCAAACTAGTACCCACATTATTTCTTACCAAAAAATTTAGATACAGACCGCATACCAATGCTGGCACTTACAATTCCACCTAGTGAGTACTGATACCACGTTGGCATAACCTCTAATGCTAAAAAACCACGCTGCACAATCTCATTACCCCAATCGCCACAGAAGGCAAGTATCAAAGGTATTGAAAATAGTAGCGTGATCCATTCGTCTTTCCAGCTATTCTGTGTAGCCTTGATTGCCTCTATGTCCCAATCAATCTCACCTGTAGCTTGCTTAACTTTAATTTCTGCATTGGCTTTTTGTACGGCTACCTTACCGTCCATGTAACTTGTAGCCAAGCCACCTACTGCACCTAAGAGTTGACCAATGATCATTTAAGTGGAGCCTTCTTGGCTAACGTAGCTACGCCCATAAAGACAGAAACAACACCAGCAACAGACACAAAGTAAATGGAAGCCATGCTCCCAATGATTGCCGAAGCGTTGTCAAGCCCAAGCGCACCTGTGCCAACGACACCAAAAGGATAAAGTAACATTCCCCATAAAGCGAACCAAGCCATCTTTCTAGTTTGATCCCTATGTGCGTCCTCATCTTCTATTCTCCTACGTTTGTCTTCTAGTACTAAGGCGTCCCACTCTGGCTTCTCAATAGCGCCAGTGTTATTTGTGTCGGCATCTTCAAAGGAGGTCATCATCCCCTCCGAAAACGTTTGGAAGTCTGAGCCGCCTTTTTAGGTTGCTTAGAGAATTGCTTACCCGCCTTTGTATCTTTTCTTTTCTTTGCACTACTTTTCGCATAAGTATCTGAATCCATAGCTTTAATAGCACCTGCAGGTAAATACCTTTCCCCTGTAGCGCCAGAACCTTGAGTCGAAGGTTTACCACTTTTAGTTCTCCAATCTTGCTTAGTCCACTGACTAAGACTTTTTTGACTTTTTGCTTTTGCCATCTACTTTAGCCTTTGCAGTTTTACTTAAATCTTTATAGTGCATTAGTTTTACGCTTGTCTTACTGTGTGCTTTACCTGTGTGTAAAGAACCATCAGGCATCTTGTGAGTACCGCCTGTATGTTCCGTACCGTCTTTCTTATAATGCTTTACGCCCTTCATGACTTATATCCTCCACCTGCTTTTTTATAACGAGATGCAACAAGTTGAGCTTTACGGGCCGACCACTGCCCTGCTGATCCACCTTTTGTTCCTGCTTTAACGGCAGAAAAAATACGCTTACGCATAGTAGGCTTAGTATAATTACCAGCCGCATTAACTGTTGACTTTTTCTTGGTTGTAGAACCTGTCTTTGATTTCACCACGTGTCATTCCTATGTCTTTGAGCATAGCGTCTGACATGTTATGTAACTGCCAGTATTGTACTCTACGCATTTGGCCTTGTTGTAGTCTATTGAGAAAACGTTTAAACATGGTATAACTCCTTTTATGTTACCAAGGATAGTTATACCATGTTTTTTAGTGCAGGACTACATACAAGATTGCAATCCCGTTATGCAGTTACTTCTTCTTTTTAGCTGCAGGTTTCTTAGCCATGCCGCCATACATGTAGCCGCTTTTCTTAGACATTCCACCTGCCATCATTTTGGCTGCTGGCTTCTTCTTTGCCATACCGCCAGCCATCATTTTAGCTGCAGGTTTCTTCTTAGCCATTCCACCCTTCATCATTTTGCCAACACCGTCAGCAGCAAAGGCTGGAACTTTCTTGCCGTTCTTTTTAACCATAGGCATCTTAGCCATAGTATATTCCTTTTTGTTTAACTTACGATAAAATTACACGTACTAATGTACTGGTACTACTACCCCGTCTATAGTTTAGGATAGTAGAATTGCCGATAGCTTTAGGTACTACAAGAGTATGTACACCAGCAGGAAGCATAATGTCATTATCTGTAACGTCAGCCTCCGCTGCCGCAAACCCAATATCTAAATCATGGCTTGTTTCAATAAACACCATCTTAGCGTCAGTGCAATCTACGTGTGTAGTATTAGTGTTACCTAGGGTAACTGCAGTTTCTACAGCCCACCCTAAGTTTTCTCCTACTAATGCAGCTTGATCAACCATTATGCTACCTGTATGTATTCAATAACAAAGGTAAATGAACCTGCTGTAGTAGCGTTTTCTGTGTTAGTAATGTTACAGAAGATGTTACGTGCAGCCGCTGCATACTGAACAGAAACTGGTGCAGTTGTAGCATCTTGAGTCTGAAGAATTAACGCAGTAACTGTTACGTTACCTACAACAACCGTTGTACCTGCATCTAAGATTTCATCAGCCTGAGTAGCTACAATTTGTGCGCCTGAAGAAGATGTACCAACTTCATAACCAATATCACCACTTCCGATAACGGGAGCAGTTACACAAAAGATTTTAATGTCTGTAATTACTGTACCTGCTGGCTGTGCAAATATACCAATAGCTGGAGAGTCACCTGCAGTTGAGTTAACTGTAACACCAGTAACGTGAGCTACGTGCTTGACGAAGAGACTATTTACAGAGCTACCAAGTGTAGTAGTTCCTGTTACATCAATACCATCTCCAAATGTAATATCTGTTTGATAGGCTTCGATGCCTTGTGTTAGTGTAGTAGTTGCCATGATATTTAATCCTTATGTTTTTACCATTTGACTTTATCAGCCCAGTATGCTGCGCTGAGTTTTCCCTTTTTTATATTCTTACCGTGTCTTGCTTTAAAGGATGCACGTTTTTTCTTCATGCGGTCAGATTCACCTTCTTTTGGTTTACCTGCCGTTTCTGCTCCCTGCTCGCCGAACCTGATGAGCTTAATGGTGTCACCTTCTTTGGCAAGCACAACGTGGGACTTTTTAGGATGTTTAGGTGTTCTCTTAGGTTTGTTGTAACCTTCAAATTTCTCACCTCTATATTCTACTGCCATACTACTGCCTTCTAGCTAACAATATTCGTAGCTTAAGTTGCATCTCTACTAGTTGTAACTCTATATCTCTAACCCGTTTGATGTTCTCCTGAACAGACGCTGGCGGTTTCCAGTTATCTATCCAAGTGTCATTCTCTTCAACCTCTACAAACATAGTAGCAACGTCATTCTCTATAAAAGCTAGACGCTCCATAATACCGAAGTAAGCCCACACAGATATAGCTGTTGCTGCCACTAAGCCTAACAAGTTCTTAAGCGGTATAGTGAACTCTGATGTTTCGTTTAACTTAGGCACTACTTCTTGCCTGCTTTACTGTTGCGAGGAAAACTACGATTAACACTCTTAGGTTTAGCCTTTAAGTTAGACTTGCGGTTATCCTTAGGGTTTCCATTCTTGTGGTCTACGTCTTTGTTGTCACCTAGTTTAACTTTGCCTGCAGCTACCATAGTAGCACGAGCAGTATTACGTGAGGCTCTCTTCTTAACTTGAGAGGGCTTGCCTTGGTAATTGCTGTACTCTTTTTTGTAGTTTCTACCTACCATAGTTACGCTCCCTGTCTGGGTCTAGCACTTCATAACGAGTTAGATGCCCTTCTAAGAACATAGCTCTCTCTACGTGGTCTAATGTGTACCACGCATCCGTAGCTTGGTATATTGCTTCACGCACGTAGAACACATCACTCTTAGGAATGTGTACCTTCTGTATTGCACGAGTGTTATTAGATGCTAATGCTCTGTAGAAGTCTTCTATAACACTTTCACTTGCACATAGTTGTACTGGTTTCATGGGTATTGTCAAGCTCTAAGTTAAACTTTATTGTAAATAAGTGCTACAACTACAAAGTTATTACTTTGAGCGAGAGAGAGCGGAGACACAGGAGTGTAATAACCTATGCAGTTGTAGCTTAATTATAGTTTACTACAGATCGTATATAGTGTCAAGTCCATTAACCACTTAAATAAGTCATAACTATTAATATAAACACAGATAATACAAATAAAGAGAAAAGTACAATAGACATATCAACCCTATAGTTAAACTTTAAAGTTAAACATTGTCTATATCTAAGTTTTGTTAGTTAAACTATTCTTTGTTAACTATTTCTTTGTTATAACTTTAATGTTTAACTATAGGCTACTACTACTACGTAGTTATACTCTTTTCTGAGCCTAAGTCAAGCCATAAAACACACATAATCCAGTTTATCTTGTAGTTTTTCTTTGCCGCCGTGCATATAAAGTTTCGTATAGGAAACATATGTACTATATAGTGTACTATTTACAAGTTATTACTCCCAGGAAAGTATGTTTCCCCTGTATACAACCCAAAAAGGCCCATTTCAAAAACCCCGTGTGTTGCTGGGTATGTATATACTACG